TACCGAGTTTTTGTGCTTGTGCAACGATAGAAAGCGCAAGTGTAGACTTGCCAGATGCTTCTGGCCCGTATATTTCAACTATTCTTCCTCTTGGAAGTCCACCAATGCCAAGAACCCTATCAAGAGATAGAGCTCCAGTTGGAACAGATGGCCAAGGTTGAAAATTTTCCGAACCCAGTTTCATTACTGAACCGGATCCAAACTGTCTTTCAATTTGAGCTAATGCAAGCTCCAGTTGCTTTGAGTCATTTTTTGATTCTGTCATGCATATATTCTACCATTTTTGTTTTGACAAAACCACCAAATGATTTCGATTTTTGTGATGATATACTGTATCCAAACTTACGAGAGGATATCAAATGAACAATAAGGGATTTGGTAAAATTGATAAAAATCCAGACTACATGAGAGCGATATTTCTTTTAAAAAATCGCATTAAATATCCAATTGATTTAATTCATATTTGGTCAGTTTTTGGACCATGCATTGAGTCACATCCTTCAATCGAAGATCTTAGACAAAAGTAACTTGACAGGACTTGACAATATGTGTATACTGGATATACCGTATCCTGTAAAGTATATTCGTAAGTGTAATAATACTTGTGTATCCATACACTGTAAAAATCGGTCATAAAACTCAAACTCAAGGTACTATATTTTATTATAAATGTAGAATCGAGTTTTAATGAAAATATATCAGATTTACATTCCAGAGCTCGCAACATACGTAAAATTCAAAGTGCTTGAGCCAGAACAAATAGAACAATTCGTTATTTCTTTTAAAAAAGAAAATAAAGATCCAGATTTAATTCAATTTAGAAAAAAAGTTGTAGAAACTTTTGTATTTAATTTAAAATCTGAGATTGCAGAATCTTTACGCATGATGAGCAGGCAATCTGCAGAATCATGTCTAGATGCACTATTTAATGGTTGTCTAATGCTCAATCCTGGATTGGATATAGACTTGTGGTTAAGCATTGCCTACACAGGAATACTGGAAGACATAAGTTCATTTAAAGACGAAGATAATATTGCATCAAAGGAATCCGCCTTTATGAAATCATTGAAAAATATGCAAAAAACAGGCAAGAAATTTCCTAAGGTAGATTTAGATGATTTTCCATTTGACATGAACTTAAAAGATAAAGTAAAACCAAAAATAAAACAAATTTCTAAACAAAAATACCTAGGTTTAGAAAATCACCTAAAATCAAATGTTATTGGGCAAAACGACGCAATAGAAAACATAGTTTCCTCCCTGAGAAGATCTCAAGCCGGTATGTCGGATATAGACAGGCCTTTGGGAGTTTTCTTATTTGCAGGATCGTCTGGAGTTGGTAAAACTCATTTAGCTACAACTCTTCATAAATATCTTTTTGGGAATGATTATCCTGTCGTTAGAATTGATTGTGGAGAATTTCAGCACAAACATGAAAATCAAAAATTAATTGGTTCTCCTCCGGGATATGTTGGCCATGACGAGGGTGGCCAGTTGGTCAATCAAATAAAGCAGTATCCTTCCAGCGTTGTTCTCTTGGACGAGGTGGAAAAAGCTCATCCAGATTTATGGAATACTTTTTTGAGAGTTTTTGATAATGGTCTTTTGACAGATGCAAAGGGTGAGATTGTAAGCTTTAGAAATGCAATCATAATCATGACAACAAATCTTGGAAACGAAAAGACTACGGATCATCTTTTGGCAAATGGAACAGGATTTAACAGAGATGTTAACTACAAAACAACAACTAAGAAAATTCCAGATAAATCCATTCTTGAAAGAAATACTAACGAAGCAATTAGAAAACATTTTAAGCCAGAATTTCTAAACAGGATAGATAAAGTGGTCGTGTTTAACTATTTGTCTGAATCAGATTGCAATACAATTGCCAGATTGGAAATGTCAATAACTGCAGAGAAGTTAACCAAAAAAGGATATCTATTTGAATACAATCAAAGCGTTATAGATGGATTGATAAACAAGGGAATTGATAGCATCAAGGGTGCAAGGGGATTAGCCCAGATCCGCAGGGAGCAAATAGAAGCTCCAATTGCTGATAGCATTATTAATACCACAGTTCCCAGAGGAAGTGTATTTGAAATAACTTATGAAGATGATAAATTTAAGTTTGATATTAAAAAACCAAATAAAAAAACAGGGCTATTAAAACAAGTCTAGTTTACTATAATTAAAAGATAAGCAAAAGGATGTACTATGCCAAGAGCAACAAGAGCAATTTTAGGTCATGCAAAAAGAATGTCAGCTGGTATTTTGAACCCAATTAAATCTGGTTATCGTGATTCCGGAGTTCGTGGAGCAATTGGAGGAGCTAAAAAGCCGTTGATGTTTGGTGGTGGAATTCTAGGTGCCGGAAACATTATTGGCAGTAGAAGGCAAAGTGGTGTAGATAGAACGGTCGGTAGACCAACCGGAATGTATAATCACTAAGGAGTTTTAGATGCCAGGACTAAGAGCTGGAATTGGTAGATTTGCCAGTGAAGTATTTGCAGAAATTGGTAGTCACACTCCCGCTGGACGCAGAGCAACAGCAACAGCATTATCAGCAGCATCACGCTCCGTTTATCCAGCTGGAAGTATGTCACGTGCTGCACTGAGAACGGCACTATTTCCTCAGTACAAACAATTTGGCAAAAACGCCGTTGGATATGGCGGAATTGCAGCATCAGGAATAGGTATGTTGTCATCAAATAGATCGAGCGGGGCCTACAACCCAGCACCAAGACCAATGACTTCAGCTCCTTCAGGAGTTGGCAGATCAGCCTAAGGTATAATGTAGTCATGAACAATTGGAAGATGTATATTAATGAAAATGGTGATTTTGAATTACCTAATTTTTTATATAAAACTGTAATGGATCTCATGAAACAATCTTTGGACATGGGCACTCTACTTTCGGAAGATCAGGCAAAATTAAGAGCCTACAAAGAGCAGACAAAAAAATTATTCAAAAACAAATGGTATGAAATAGCAAAAGCATTAGAAGCTTTTTCTATAATTGATCCGTGCATTTGTTCCACTCAGGAAAAAGAAATTTATTGCGATATTTGCAAAGGGGCAAGATATATCATAAGCTCAACCCTAACCCCAGACAAGATGAGAGAAGTGGGATTATTCACAAATGCCGGAACAACATCAGAAATAATTGGAAAACTGCAAAAAAGTCTCAATCAAATATTGTCAGATTATCCGTAGTAGGTCAAGATGTCAGAGATAGAAAAAGTAGACAAATCAAACTTTATGAAACAGTTTGAATCTTTGAGGCCAGATTTGTTTTTTCCAGAATCATGGACTGATGATCAAAAAGAGAAAGCTGTTGATTTAATTAGACCACAAAAAACCCGCACCGCAATGTTCTCATCTATTCCGATGAATTGCGAGGCAGAAAAATGCATATTTGCAAGTACTTGTCCGCTTCTCAAAGAAAACCTTGCCCCCAAGGGAAAAGCTTGTCCGATAGAAATGGGAATGGTTGCGCAATTCACCGCAGAATATCTTGATCAACTTGAGGTTAATCCAGATAATCTAGTTGAGGTTTCTATGGTAAGAGATTTGGTTGATCAGGAAGTTCAATACCTTAGAAAGACCAAGCTTTTGGCAAAAGAACACTTTGTTCAAGAGAATATAATTGGAGTGGATCACGACGGAAATCCAATATTCAAAAAAGAATTGCATTTAGCGGTTGAACTAGAAGACAAGTTGCACAAAAGGAGAAAAGATTTGCGAAATCAACTTTTGGCGACAAGAGAAGCAAAAGCAAAAGTTGGTCAAGTGCAGTTGGATACGGCTCAGGCAATATCTGATATAATAGGAAAAGTTCAATCAATTGAAATTTCAAGAGAAAAACTTCTTAAGCAAAAATTAGGAACGACAGAATTAGATGATTACATAATTGACTCGGAGGCTGTAGAGCCAGAAAAAGATAGGTAATCCCTATGCCACGTCCACCACTAAGACCAGACGATCCAGACTATTCGATATTATCACTTTTTCCCGTAGTTGCAGGTCGTGATAAGGACTTGGTAGACAATGCTATGGAAACATATAGGAATCTACTCGAAATGCCCCAACTTGGGTTGGATGACGTCGACGGTGGCAATATTGATCAACTACGTCAAATAGCATTGACGAGAAATATACACACTCCCTTAACCCAAACAATGCTACAGGATCCGGGTTTTGGTGTTGGAGAAGTAGAAGATCAACTCATAAACTATCAAGCTTTTGACAAAGCATATAGAGCAAAACTCAGGGAAGAGCTGGAACGTCGGAATTACACCTGCATCACAAAAGAGGGCGGTAAAAGCCGCCTTGGAAAATCCAAATTCAAGTATTGATCTAAGTTTAATATCTAGTCTTTCTGATAGAAGAGATTTGTCAGATCAGCTTCATTCAAAAGTTCTGCAGACACAAAAAATAATCAAAATGCATGGAACTCCAGGAATACATTTACCTTCATCAAATGCAGCGGGAAGAAAATCAGGCAGATATCTTGTCGATATGTCACCACGGCGCCGGCCGGCTATAGTCCGGTTTTAGATCTTATAGAACAGGCAACTTTTAGTATAGACCCGTTTGCTGAAGAAGGAATGTTTGTAGACCCATTGAGTTCTTTCAGAATGCGGTACGAAAAATTTACCATCTTTTCAAGAAATGGAAAGAAGGGTTCGTGATCCCTCAATGAGAGTTGGAATTAGTTCACACACCGCTGACGGAATGAAAATAGGATTTATAGACGTAGAAACAACTGGAGTTGGACAAACCGATATGGTTAGGTCAATTTCTCTACAGGATACTCTGTTGGGAACTGATGCGAGCGGAAGAAGAACACTAGCAAGGGTACGGAGATGACGCTGGTGCAACATTTTTGACACCACAATTGTCTGCAGTTGTTTCGGCTGACCCAGTAGGGCTGTCGAGGGTAACTTCTTTTGGTGAAGCAGTTGCCACAGTTGAAGAAGAGGGCATAAAACCATTGGCGGCGCGCATACCCGGAAGTTTTCCTAAAATGGACTTAACTACTCCAGCCGGTAGGCAACAGGCCGTAAATTACTACAAGGATCTTTTTCAAAGATTTAGTCACGACGATTCTTTCTTAGCGGGATACAACATTAGATTCGACGTACATCAATTGATGGAGTCAGCAAGGAAACTTCCTGAATTTATGGACGACGCAGAAGCAGTCGAAGCTTTAGGTAGATTTGAAAATAGAATGCTTAATGGCGGAGGAATGATAGACACCCTTCAAATGGTAAGAACCAGACTACAAGGTCAACTTCAAGAAAGATTGGGTTCTGTTGCCGGTGATTCCCGGAGTAAAAACTAGGCTAGGTCTTGATTTATTGCTTTCTCCATCTGCTCAAACAAAAGCACTAGACGTTGGAGAAAGATTTTCTTTTTTTGGATTAGAAAATGTTATTCAATCTTCAGACTTCCTGCCGCAGCTTGCACGAAGAGCAGAAGGCGGCGATCTAGTCGCACGACAAGTTCTCGCTCAATTATCTACAGGAGCTTCTCACACTGACGTTGTTGACCAGTCTGTAACCAGAATTTTAACAGAAATGCTTCTCTCACCAAGCAGTATAAATCTTGCAGAAATTGATTCTGCAGGTAATGTGGATTATGATTCAATGAATGTAGGATTGACTCCTGAAAACATCGAGTTGATAAAAGCAATAAGAAGAAAAAACGCCGCAACAAAAGCTCAGGTATTAACTGTTAGTTTGACAGATCCCAGATATTTAACGCAACGTACACTTGATCATATAACTCACAATCAGAAAGCTTTCCGTAGAATAAAAATAGAAGATAGCTTAGGTGCGATAATTGGCAGCGCCCCCAGTCCAGCCGGCGCCTACAGTTTAGATACATTTGGCACCCTACAATTTGATGATGGAAAATATATTTTTAGTCCAACAGCCGGAGGACCTTCTGTTGATATAGATGAAGTAACTGCAAGAAATTATATACAAACAGAAATAAATGCCAGAAGAGCTCCAATAACAACAATGGCAGATATTCACGCAATGCCAAAAAGAACATCTAATATTAAAACTTTGGGAATAAATCCTATACAGCAAACTAATATAGAACATATGTCAAGACTTTTGGACGGAGGAGTTGTTTCCCCAATTAGGACCGGAACTATTGTGGATGCGGCAACAAGTGTAGCCGCAAATGAAGGTGCTGTTTTTACCGGACTAACAGAAACCGGATTTAATACTGGTTTCACAGAGGGTATAACACCAGAGGGAGCTTCTAATGTCTTTGGTGTCACTAGATCTCCCTTTCAAGCCTTGACTATAGAAAGAATGCAAAATTACCAAAGAGCATTGTATCAATCGGGTATAATTGCTGCTTCGATGCAGCCTGAGGTAAGATCGGCTGCAGTTACACTTTCTGCCCTTACTTCTTCATTGGGTGCAGGAAATAAAGATCTGATATCAGGAGCTATATCAGCAGGAAGGGCCCTCGATCCGGATGAAATAACTTCAAGGGTCTCGGCAGCATCAGATATGGTTTCCAAAAATCTTCCCCTGTTAGCTGATACTGGTGTAGTTTATACTAAAGCCAATAAGGTTTTGGATGTCTCGAGTAGTGTTATTATTTTGCCAACATCATATATACATGAATCGACACCAAGCAGCGGGGCAATGATGACTCTTGATGACATGGGGAACGAAGTTCTTTTATCAGAAAGATTAAAGGGGTCTGGCAATAACAGATCGTCAAGTGTAAGAGTGTCTATGCCGACAAGAGATACGGATACGATAGCTTTCAACGTTGGCGGAAAATTAGATAAACCAGTAACTGATTTAGATCGCCGAAGGGCTGAGAAACATGTTCAGGAAATACAGAGAATATTTAGAGAACGAGATGAAGCTAAAACGCCAAAGGAAATGGTAGAAGCTGGACTGGCAACAAGTGAGGAGCAGGCAAAAAGAACCAAGCAATTTTTAGCAGACGGATCGGATAAGCTTGATGAAATAGCCAGAAGAGAAGCGGAAAGGGGTATGCAAATTGGCTCGGTGACGGCCGCCGAAATTGGTTCTGAAAACATGCGCCAAGCTGCTGAGGCAGTAAGAAATGTAAGTGGCGGAATTGACAACGATATAATTTCAGTTCAAAAGGGTCTTTTATTTGACGCGCCGTTAGTATCATCAGAAGGAGGACTTGTTTTTACCCCCCGCATATCTGATGATGCACTTGAAGAAGCCCAAAGAGTGGGTGGCGTCGGCGCAGATATTGTGTCAAAGTCAGAGTCAACAAATCAATTAAACCTTGTTCAAGGTATGATTAGAAGAGGTGTTGATACGGCAGGAGAAGATGGTGGTGGATTTTTTGGAAGATTAAGATCTTTTGCTACCAGCCGTAGGCCCGATGAAGAAATGGCCGGATCCTCGAGACCGATGTCGAGAAGGTTTAGGGATATGGACATTGAGCAAAGAATGAAATTTTTAAAACCAAAAATATTTAAGGGTGCCGGAGCTGTAGCTGCCCTTAGTGCTGGTTACTATTTAGCAACAAGATCTAGAAAAAATTCACTTTATAATGAAACAATGGAGCAGCAACAATTTGAGCCAGGTCCTATGTCAATACAGGATTTTAATCAAATTGATCAACAACTAGCAGCTCAAAGTTCTTCTAGAAGAGATCCATTGGTTACTGCTGGCGTTGTGGGAAATCTAGATCGCAATAAAACATCTCATTATAAAATGGGGCCAGGAAAATATAATCATCTATACGGAGGATGATAAATGCCGTCATTAGGTAGAATAGGATCAAGAATAGCCGGATCAAGAATTGGCCGTAGTGCTGCTGGTCGAGCTGTTGGTCGAGCAGGTGCAAGAGCTGGGGGTTTTGCTGGTGCACACATGGGTGCAATTGGAGCTGGTGCGGCAGCCACATATTTTGGATACAAGGGCATAAAAGGTTTCGCAGGGCAGGTTATTCCAGCGGGAGTTGATGCTTCAATGGACGTTGCATTCAATGATCCACAAGCGGACAGGTCAATGCTTGGAACAGATTTAACTCCAAGTTTATATTTAGGTCATAGGGCTCCAGGAATTATAGGCAGTACAGCAAGAGGATTGAACGCGACCAGATTTGGAGTTGGAGCGCATAACAATCCGGCTAGAGCTGGAGTGGCACTTGGTGGAATTGGCGGTCTCGTTGGCGGTGCCCTTGGGGCTGTCAAAGGGTATGCTAGTGGAGGAAGAGCAGGCGCAATTAGGGGCGGAATACTCGGAGCAGCTGGCGGAGTAGTAGCTGGCGGTGCAATAGGTGCTGGTGGTCAAGCTACCATGGCATACAAGACCATGCAAACAAATAGTCAAATAATAAGAGAGTCGCCATTTTATAATCAATCAGCATTAACTGCAGAAAGACTTAATGCAAGTGGGAATATAGTTTTTGGAATGCATAATCAAAGGAGAGGCTAATGCCACTTGATCCATTAACTGGCCAGGTTGATTATGGTGGAGCATCCTATGATCCGCAAAACATCAACGCATCAATCGGAATGCGTGCTGCAGCAAGAGCTGATGTTGCCCCTGGAAGTGGTGTCTTTGATATATTAGAATCTTTGCCGGGTATAACAACTGCAGCTCTTTTTAATGCAAGAAGATATGCAAAGACGCTAGAAAAAGGTGGAAGATTTGACGTAGCAGCCGGAACCGCTGGTAGAAAACTTAAGAGAGCAAAAAAATATGGGGCATTGGTTGGCGACAGATTGGCGGCACCAGATCCGGCCCAATTTATTGGAGGTGGAAGAAGAGGTCCATTAGGCGCATATGCAAGAAGGAGAATTGCACAAGGAAAAACTCCACTACTACGAGCTTCAAGGGCTAATAACTTAACGGCAAATTTAGGCGCAGTCAATAGACTTACAAGCCTAGGGGCATTAGCAGGAGATGCAAGAAAAGCGTATACTCCAATGCAGGGTATCTCGGGAATAATGGATTTTCTTACAAAAAGTAAGAGATTTAATGAAAGAGTTGGATTGGGCGCGGATTTTAATTCAGCAGAACAAAAAGCGTACTCTGGTGGAGTATTGGGAAGAATAGCCTCAATTAATAGAGTCAATACTCTAGATTCAATCATTGCTAGAGGTGCAGGAACATCCAGATTCTCGCAAGCAAGACATGCAAAAGCAGTTGCAGCAAAAAAACAAATAGTCGCTAATGCTCTCAAGGTTGCAGAAGTAGCAAATCCAGTTGCAAAATCAGCTCCTGTTATAACAGCTGGTAGAGAAGCGGTAAGAAGAGTCACTGATCTTGCAAGATTAGCAGGTGGAGCAGGTGCAAGAGTACCTATCGAGACCACTCGCGCAGCTGCTCGAGCTGCAAGAATTTCGGCCGTAGCATCAGCAACAGCCGATGTAACTGCAGCAAGAACAGCTATGGCAACTGAAGCTACAGCAAAGTTTATCGGTAGCGAAATGACAACAGGAGTCTTAAGCAATAGAATAACATCATTCTTTGGTGGGGCAACAAACTATATGAATGCCAGCGCAACACAAAAGAGAACTTTTGGTCATGCATTGCGTGCAGCTGGATTTAGCGATAGAGAAGCTAGAATGGCATTTAGGGATTTTAGTGGCTCAGACACTCGAGCAGCAAAATATGTTGGTGGTTTTCGTAGAGAACTAGCAGGCGGAATAAAACAACTACAAATCGGTGCCAAAGCAGCACTTAATACTGGTGCGGCCACGAACATGAGATTAGCTGGACTTAAAGTATTTGGTTCAGGAGTCGTAAAGGGCACCGGTGCATTTATGCCAGGATTGAACGTTCTAGCTACTGGCCAATTAATATACGATCTTGCAAAAGGTGCTGGAAAAATAGCTGTAAAAGGTGTAAACTTTGCTAAGGATGCAGTGAAGTCAATGCAAGGCACGATTAACAAGCCAATGTTTGGATCAGGTTTTAAAGATAATGAAGTTGCTGCAACGTCAAGGTCAAGAGGTGTGATGGCAATACAGAATTCAAGACTAAATGCAAGAAGTTTGCTTGGATCTGAGGCATCGATGCTTGCGGCACATTTTGGATAAATATGAGCTTCATACTTAAGCAAAAAACAAAAGATTTTAGAAAAGAATTGGAAAAACTTTCTTCAGAAGATCTCATAGAAATAATTAAAAATCAAGACGTAGAATCTTATAAGCAAATCAATAGAATTGAGTGGGTGTTTAAGAATAAACTAAAACATTTAACTTGGGTGGATGGAACTCAGATATCCGAAAGGCCATTAACTAAAAGAGAATTGGCGCTGTTGATTGACGAGCCTTTTGAGATTGATAGAAATCTTCTCGATGCAGGCATATCGTCTGAGCAACAAAGGCAAATTCATATAGCAAAGGATCCATGTGTTTGGGCAAAGCAATTCTTGGGTGTAGAGACAAGAGTATATCAAACGCTAATATTAAGAGATCCATCGCTGAGAAAAGTCTTGAGAGCAGGTCGTCGTCTTGGAAAAACATTCAGCATGGCAATAGCCTTGTTGCATTACAGCTATACAACTAAAGACGGCAGGTGTCTGGTTGTGGCACCGATGAAAACTCAGGTTGAATTGATATATCAAGAAATAGTTAGGCTCGCCTCAAGGAACGACATAGTTTTTAATTCAATAACAAGAAAAATAACAAGTCCCCAATTTATGATTCAATTTTCCAATGGTTCTACCATTAGGTTCTTTACTTCCGGAATGAGATCCGGTGGAAAATCAGACGTAGCACGTGGTCAGGAAGCACATGTTATAGTTCTTGACGAAATGGACTTTATGCATAGCGACGATCTTGACGCTTTGTACGCAATGCTTCAGAAAACGGCGGAGGACCAACCGGATAAAGTTTTAATTGGCGCCTCTACTCCAACTGGAAGAAGAGAGAGATTTTGGGAATGGTGCAGATCAGATAGATTTCAGGAATTTTGGTTTCCATCTTACTGCAATCCATTTTTTTCAAAAGAACAAGAAGATGAATTTAGGGAGCAATACTCCGAAATAGGATATAGGCATGAAATAGAGGCAGATTGGGGAGAAGATTCGGAAGGTGTGTATCCAAGAAAGTTTGTTGACAAAGCATTCGTAGAACCTGGCTGGAACTACCAGCCAGAAATAACTTCAGCAAGAAGTTTTCATACAATTGGAGTCGATTGGGACAAGTACGGAGCCGGAACTAACATAGTTGTAGTGGAAGTTTGCTCCGATTCATACGAGGATCAAATTTTCAGAAACAAAGTCAAATTATGCTTTAGAGAAGAAATACAAAAATCAGAATACACATTAACAAAAGCAGTTGCAAGAATTATAGAACTAAATAATATTTTTAACCCGAAACACATATACGTTGACAGAGGTTACGGAGAAGTTCAAGTAGAGCTACTGCATAAGCACGGTGTTGAAAATCCATTGAGCGGCTTAAAGGATAAGGTAAAGGGAATTAGCTTTAGTGAAACAATAGATATTAGAGATCCGTACACCAAACAGATTGTCAAAAAGGAAATAAAACCGTATATGGTTGATAACCTAAGGCAGTACTTAGAAAAAGAACTTTTACTTATCTCGGAAAGAGATACTGAAATGTATATGCAGCTAATCTCTTATGTTGTTTTAAGAACCACACAGACTGGAAGACCAGTTTTTGAAGCTGGTGGATCAGCTGTGGATCATGCACACGACGCACTGATGCTGGCCCTATTGTCAATAACCGAAAACTACAACGATTTGCATAGATCTAAATTTGCAACCAATACGGAATCCTTTTCAAATACCTTCTTCATGCCCACCAAAGAGGAATCTTTGGATAAAGATTTTACACCAGAACAGAGCGTTTTCTCTGGAAGAGCTGATAAACTGGCTCCAGTAAAATTTGGTTTCAAAAAAACTTTGTCTAAAAAACCAAACGCTAAAATTAAAAGAAAGACATTTTAACAATGGCAAAATATGGTATTGGCGAAAATAATCCCGTAGAAAACGTCTTTTCCAATACCCAAAGTGCAGTATCGACTTTCGGTTCAATAGACGATAGATATGTCGCGGGCAGTGCGACTTTTAGCCGGTCCCAACTCACAAAAATACTCGACATCATACTACCAAGTGCCGATTGCAGAAATAAGAAACCACGTTTATTATGCAGAATTTATCATGAACGAATTATTGGCAGAAATAGAAAAAAACCTGGATCAAGTAAACATAAACCCTTATTCTTCTTCTGAGCTAGAAGTAGCCCACAAAGCAGTTTGGAAGGATGCGGTAAGGCATTCGGAAAAAGCGCAATCAATGCAAACTCCTGACTACATAACCTATTCGGAGTATTCTTTTGCAACACAACACCTGTGCAGATCTTGTAGAGAATTAGTAAAACAATATGAAATAACAACTAACCATACTTCATTTGGTCATTTGTTTGACATTAAAAAGATAATAAGCTATTTGAAAAACGAAGTAACAATAATAAAGAATATTGTAACTCATCAATTTCAGGAAAGGTATAATAATGATTCAGAAGGGGAAATTGCAAAACAACTATCAGATTGGGCAAAGGCATCAGCACATCATACGAAACAACTTGCCAGCGAAATCACAAACACGCCGTCATCAATTCCGCAATCCGAACTGGATCAAATCTCTGAAAAACAAGCAGCACAACTGCAAGCTTTTTTTTCGATCAAAGTAAATTCATACGCTTCAGAAATATCATCCATATCAAATTCTTTGAAAAGAGATTGTTTTGATACGGCAGATACGTTTTACAAAAACTATCTGTTGCCAGCAGTAAACTTTAAATCAAAAGTTGTAGAACCACTAATCTTCGACTTTACAACCACCAGTATTGCTCAGGCATGTCCCACGATTATGGGCGAAGTAATTATCGCAAATAATTCTATAACCGGAAACCTTGGTTCTGTTTCTACTGACTTCATCGAAAGAAGAAATCAGATGGATAAAAAAATGCAGGCTTTGTTGGAACTCATAATATTAAAAAGAAGGTACGTCAATTACATAACCCAACTAGAGTATAAGGCAGTTAACAGAGTAAAGGTTCTTGTTCAAAACAAGGATGAAAACATAGAAATTTATAAGGACATCTACAATTCAATTACAATTGACTCCGAAAAAAGACAAGACTTAAGATCATCTCACTCCAAGCTTGACGACTTAGATGATGATTCGCACCCACAGTATCTAAAAAGAGATGGAGGAACAATTACGGGAGATATATTGATAGAAAAGGGAGTAAAAATAGGTGGAATAGAATTGTCGAATCATTCTCATTCTGGATTAGATGGATCTGATCTTATAAAAGCATCGAGTATAGATTATGAAACAGCAAGAAAAGAATACTACGAATCTGATAAAGATGAGTACGGTAATATTGTAGTTACCGGATTTACTCAATCAGTTTTGATAGGCGGCGGAATTGCGTTTGATGCAATTATAGAAATAGACGTAGAAGACGACAAAATAAATACTTATGAATTTGAAGTATTATATAACGAGGTTTAATCATGACTTGGTTTAGTTATCTTGCACCGGAAACCGCAACTCATGCGCCAGTTAGAAGAAAAATAGTTTTTCCTCAAGTTTCAGAAAATCTAAAAATTGGGGATTGGATACATGTAAATTTAGATACTCTTGATATTGGAAAATACTACTATCAAGAAGATGCATTGATAAAAACAAGTTTTGACTCAGACGCATATCTGGTTGTGTATGAAACCGAAAACTCTAAAACTCCTACATTTAGTTTTATTATAAATTCAGGAAGTCAAAGTTTTTTTAAGAAAAATTTATGGTTTAAATCATTGACTAGTGTTAATTCAGGATATAAGCCTTCTGGTTCATATTATATATATTATCACAAAGATAATA